ATGTCATGCCTGACCGAGGGCGGCCAGAGGGCACTCGGCAGAGGCGACATTCCGGTCGTGTTCAATACGCATAACGATCGTAAGTTGCTGCCGTCGTTTCTGGCGCACTACAGAGGGCTCGGCATTACCCGCTTCATCTGCGTCGATGACGTATCGTCGGACGGGACGCGGGAGTATCTGCTTGCGCAAGCCGATGTGGACCTTTGGAGTTCGCCGGTGCGGTATCGCGATGCCCGCAGGGGGCGTGAATGGCGTGAAGCCCTGTTCGAGCGCTATGGCCGGGACCGGTGGTATCTCAATGTCGATTCCGACGAGTTCCTGATTTACGAGGATTGCGAGAACCGGCCGCTCGGTGCTCTTCTTCAGGCGCTGGAGAGCAAAGGAGAAAAGCGGCTCGCGGCCCCCATGCTCGACATGTATCCGATCGGACGGGTCGGAGCTGCCGCGCTCGACGGCGGCGACGGCCGCATGCCGTGGGAAATCGCCGATCATTTCGACGGGTCCGGATACGAGATCAGCTATACGAAGCGGGCGATTAGCATTACGGGCGGCCCGCGGAAGCGCAAATTCGCCCATGTACTCGAACTCATCAAATATCCTGTCATCTTCTGGGACGGGGAATGCAGCCTCGGCGTCAGCATTCATCAGCCCTTGCCCTGCGAAAGGAACTTCCCCGCCGTCTCCGGCGTATTGCTGCACTTTAAATTCTTCTCCGACTACAAAGAGAAAATCGAGCAGGCGGTCGCCGACGGTCAGTACTTCGACGCCGCGGCCGTCTACCGCAAGATGCTGGAGGATCTTCAGGAGACCGGTGAATTCGACTTTTCCAACGCGTGCTCGACGCGATTTACGAGTTCCAGGCAGCTGGTCGAACTCGGCTTTATCGCGCCGATCCACTATCCGTAAAAGCGGCCGCGTTCTTTCAGGCTTCTATTCCCGAAATGCGCAGATCTTCCATGGAAACACCCGCCCAAAGCCAGACTTGAAAGAGCGAAGGTCCACAAGCCGCCCCGAATTCCGCGAAAGACGCATCGACGGGCTTAAATTCCAGTGCTTCAGGCTCTATATGGCGTTCTATGACCTGCTTGCGGTCGCGAAATAGGGAAGGGTGGAAATGCAGCGTTTCGGACGAGTGATGGCCATTGCGGCGATTGGTTTGGCATCGGTATTGACCGTAGCCGATGTCGCCGATGCAAGGCGGGCGGGGGGCGGCTTCGGCTCACGCGGGAGCCGGACCTTTTCCACCCCGCCGGTAACCCGGACGGCGCCCGCGCCGGCCGCGCCGATCGACCGGACAATGACGCCGCGGCAGAACGCACAGCCTTCGACCGCCACCAACCCCGCTGCACAGAATCGCACGAACAATGCGCGCCCGGGCTTCTTCAATGGTTTCGGCGGTTCGATGATCGGCGGTCTGATGATGGGCGGACTGATCGGCATGCTGCTCGGCCATGGCATCGGCGGCGGCATCGGCTTCCTCGGACTGCTGCTGCAAGTCGGCCTTGTCGTTCTGCTGATCTCCCTTGCGATGCGTTTCTTCGGCCGCAATCAGCGTCCGGCCTATTCGGCGCCCTCGGCATCCGCCCGCTCTTCGGCAGCGACTGCGGGCACCCCATCCTTCCGTATTCCGCGAATCGGTGAAGGTACCGGCGCGGCGTCGCTCGCGACGCGATCGTCTGCTGCCGCACCGGCCTCCGGAGACGGCGAGGAAATCACAGTCGGCCAGGAGGATCTCGATCGTTTCGAGGCGATGCTCAGAGATGTGCAGGCTGCCTATGGAGCGGAAGATTACGCGGCATTGCGCCGGCTGACGACACCGGAAGCCATGTCATACCTCGCGGAAGAGCTCAGCGACAACGCAACGAAGGGCCTGAAGAACGAGGTCCGTGACGTCCACCTCGTCCAGGGCGATCTCGCCGAGGCATGGAAGGAAAACGGTAGCGATTACGCCACCGTTGCCATGCGCTACGAGAGCGTCGACGTGGTGCGCGACCGAGCCACCGGCCGCGTCGTCAGCGGCGATGCGGACCGGCCGACCGAAGCGGTCGAAATATGGACGTTCCAGCGTAAGCCCGGCGCCGACTGGCAGGTATCCGCCATCCAGGGCGTCGAGGCTTGACCTCGACGCTACGGCGGCCCGATTCAATCGGGGGGCGGTCATACAGGCGTTCCGACCCTCGACGGCGAAGGGCGAAGATCGGCTATTGACGGCGCCGCTCTTTGCCGCTCTTTTCTGACATGCGAGCTCGCCGTAACCTATTGATTCCAGGGCTTCGTTGCGGCGGGTCGGTGCAGTGGCTGTTTTTTTGACTGCAGCCCGGTCCAGGAGCAGCGATATGAAGAAGCTTGGCATGACAACGAACCGCTCGGTCGAGGCAGCGTTCTTCGCCGCGGCAATCACGGTGTCGGCTTTGGCCTGCAGCGCTGCCGTGGCGGCGGATTGCAAGAGCTCGGCCAGTGCCGGGATCGACTGGCAAGACTGCAACAAAAAGCAGATCATGCTTGGCGGAAGCGACCTTCCGGGGAGCAATCTTTTCAATACCGACTTCACGATGACCGACCTGCGTGGGGCCAATCTCACTTCCGCAAATCTCGAGAAGGCCACGCTCGTTCGTGCTTCGCTTGCCGGGGCGAGGGCGGACAAGGCGAATTTCAGCAGGGTCGAGGCCTATCGGGGCAATTTTTCAGCGATTTCTGCGGAAGGCGCCTCCTTTGCGAGTGCGGAGCTACAGCGCACTGACTTCACCGGAGCACGGTTGGCAGGCGCCGACTTCGAGAAAGCGGAACTCGGGCGCGCCAATTTCGACAAGGCCGTGCTCACGGGCACGCGTTTTTCCATGGCCAACCTTTCGCGCGCAAAGCTGAGCGGTGCGGTTCTCGAAGGGCCGATCGATCTGGATCGCGCCTTTCTTTTCCTGACCAGGATAGAGGGCGTCGACCTCTCCAGAGCGTCCGGGCTCACACAGGAGCAGGTCGATCTCACCTGCGGTGACGGTGCGACCAAACTGCCGGCGGGACTGGCTGCGCCCGGCAAATGGCCGTGCGCTCCCGACGACGATTAAGCCGTCCAGGGCGGTGATTCAACGATCACCCTTCGGCGTCGCGAGCCCGGCGGATATGAGCCTGAGACCCGGTAGAGCCGGCGGCGACTCCGCGTTGAATCGCCGTTCAGGCCGGTTGTCCTGCGCCGCCGCTTCGACCAGCTCATAGCCGAGAGACAAGGCGATTTTCTTCAGCATTTCGCGGGCGCGAAACTCGTGGCGGGCACTCGCCTGCTTCTCGGTGACGAAGTAGGCGGCACTGACCGCCTCGATGAGATTAAGGGCCGCGAGATTGACGACGGCATATGTCTCGGCGCGGATCACAGGGCGCCTCCGAACTGCTGGCGGGAATTGTGCGTGCCGAGCTGCCGCTGCACCTGATTCGCATCCGCGCCGCCGCCGAACTCGCACTCGCGATTAAGTTCGAAGAAGGCATCGTCGACGAGGTCCGTCGCGGGCTGGGATTCACGCTGGAAAACATGTCCATCTGCCCCAAGATGCCAGGCGAGCGAAGCCAGACTGGAGTAGGCGGAGGAGAGAAAGCATTTGAGCGCCATCTGGTTCTGCGCGTCGGTCGAGCGGAGAAAATCGGCAGCGAAGAGCTCGTCGACCTGGCCATGAAGATCGGATCTGATTCGGGGGAGGGACATGTAGCGCTTATTCTCCTCGATTGACTGCCGGCGTTCGTCCGCCGTGCAATTCTGCCCTGTGTTCACCCAGCATTGCATCCGACACGATTCATGTCAACACGGTTCGTGTTGAGTCATAGTGTAACATGCGAAATGTCGCCGAGAGTGCTGGCAAAAGGAAATGAGCTGGGTGGTCTGGCCTCCGCCTGAAGGTCGGAGAGGCTTTGAGTCCTTCAGGCGTTGCCGGCGAGCGCGATATAATGGACCGAGTGAACGGTATGGGCTTCGAAGCGCAGTTCCTTATGAGGGTTGAACTGCTCGAGAACCAGTTCGGAGCTGTTGTGGCGCACGAACTTCTTCACGTAGGCCAGCAGGGCTCCGCCTTCTTCCAGCCGAATCTGAGCGATCACGTAGTCGCCCTTCCGGACGCGCCGGCTGGGATCAACGAAGCAGACCTCGCCGTCTTCATAGCGCGGGTACATCGAATCGCCTGATACCGAGACCGCATAGGCGCCCGAGATGTCCGAAAGTATCGGCGGCGCCATGACTTCGTACAACACGTTGCCGTTCATTATGAATTCACCATCAACCCCGCCGACTGCCTGACCGAAGACCGGGATCTTTTCCCCCTGGCCAATTACCTTGGCGCCGACCCGCGCGTTCGGCGCGTCGACGGCCATTGTCGAGCCGGGCGCGGGGCCCGCCGAGTTTCGGCGGTCGGTGCCGGTCAGCAGCCAAAGCGGGTCGACGTTGAACTTGCGGCCGTAGACCTCGGCTTCGCTCAGTTCGAACTCGTTCTGGCCATTCTCGTGGGCGCGATAGGTCGAGGCGACGATGCCCAAGGCATTCGCTGCGTCGGAGGCGAACCGATAGCCCGCCTTGACGCGCGCCTCGCGCAATCTTTCAGCTCTTTCGCTCATGACACGGACATAGCAATGTTGAGAACACAAATCATGTTGACAATACGACATTATCGATGTCATTCATAAAGTCAAGTCGCGGCTGCGTTTGCACTGTGACTGCTGGGATAGCCGGAAAGGGAGTGGAGAAGCGATGGCGGAGAATTCGGAATTGGCAAGGCAGACGCGGCACTATCGCGCCGTGCGGGAGCGGCTGGCTCGCCCGAGCGAAGCGATGAGCCGATCTGCTCGCATCAAAGAACTCGAAGGGCAGTTGGTCGACCTTGCTACCGACAATGAATCGAAAGCGCGGCGGATCGCTAGACTGGAAGCCGATCTTGCCGATGCGGGTGCCCGGCTGCTCGCGCAAGCCCGAATCCTTCTTGGCAGCCGAGGTACCGGTGCGTCGAACGAGGACGGCCGCGACAGAGCGCCGATCGAGGAAATCGTTGCCGCCGTGCTCGAGGATTTTCCCGGTGTGACCTGGAACGACATCATCAGCGTGCGCCGGGAGCGCCGGCTGGTGAAGCCGAGGCATGCCTGCATGCGCGCGGTCTACGAGCGTCGCCGGGATCTCTCGCTGGCGGGGATCGGCCGCATCTTCCATCGAGACCACACGACCGTGCTTGCGGCCGTGAATGACGGCGGTGCCGGAGGCGGGACAGCTTCCTGAGAGACACCTTCAGCTGCGCTGGCGGCGGCTCGCATTCCATATCCACCCTCATCACATAAGAGACCGTCACGTCCCGCCGCTTCACGGCAGGTCTCCCGCGACGGATGTCTCAATTATCATGCTCGAAAGGATTCCCATGTTGACCAAGGCCCAGAAATTGCGTGCAAAGCGCAAGGCACAACTCGGACGGCCGCGGAAGGCCAATGCCGAACGCTTTGCCTGCGGCAAGATAAAGCCGGAGTGGTCCAAACAGGAAAGCGAAAAGGAAGCTATGGCTGTGGCGATCGCAGCGCGCAAGCGCATGCATGGCCTCGAGACCAGTGGCGCCCTTGCCGGCTACACGCTTGGGCGGTTGTTTCTCGATGGCCGGATCACCGAGCAGCAGCGGGAGGCGGGCGATGACTACGCGGCGGCGATGGTGCGCTATTATCATTTGACGGGCATTCCATTTCCAAGCGTCAGGGCGCAGCAGATCGGCCAGGTGAGAGGGCATTCGGGCGAGCCGATCGAGACTCGCGCCGTGAAGGCGAAAAACGCGGCGGAGAGAATGATGCGGCTTGAAGGCCTCTTGCTCGGATGCGAGGAGGGGCGGCAGGTGAAGGCCACCGTCTTCAATGTCTGCGTAATGGATTACGAAGGATTGAGGATGATGCCGGAAGCGCAATTGGATTGGTTGAAGCGCGGCCTGAATGTCCTTCTCTTCGAAAAAGGCTTGCGCGAATTTGGGAAGAAGGATAATTCGTTTACTCCAGAATAGGAATATTATCCTTCCATGCGTCCGGCCTGAGCCGATCCCGGCCGTGCCTCCGCAACAATGCCGGGCATGTCGTCGTCCCAAAATCGCTGCACTTCTGGGCGATTAGAGATTAAATGCTTTTAAGCGAAGCGCCTCGCATGAGCATGTCGAGGCGAATTCGTTTCTCCGAGCAGAAAGAAGGTGAGGTCTGTGAGAGCTTCAGCAATACTCGCCTCTGCGGTGATTGTCGCGGCAACAGGTATGCTGTCGGCACAAGCCCAGACGTGCAGCACGGGAATTTGCGCCGGCCGTCCCGTAGGCAGCAACAACCACGACCTCTTCATAGAGAGGGAATACCGCGACTTCCTGCAACAGCGATATCCGAACTACGGCTCGCGCTATCGCGGCAGGGCTCCTGATATCGGCATAGGCCCCGGTGCGACCGTAGGCGGCCCTTTGCCCGGAGCGGAGAACAAGCGCCTGCGCGAGCGGCAAAGGGTGCAATTCGACGCCAATGCGCATCTTCGCTGGTGCCAGGAGCGCTACGCCTCGTATCGACTGTCGGACAATACGTTTCAGCCCTTTGATGGCGCACGCCGGCGGTGCAACTCACCTTACAATTGACGTGCCGGACAATTGACGTGCCGGACAATTGACGTGCTTGAATGCTTCAGCGTGTCTTCCGCAGAAGCTTCATGGCGACGTAAGCCGCGGACTGCGCCTGAAGCTGGGTGCTGAACTGGCCCTGGGCCGGGTAAGTGACGCCGCGAAATCTGAGCACGAAGGCCCAGCGGCCGTTCGTCCGCTTCTCGACCCTAATTTCGCCGTCCGGCTTGTTATCTGAGTTCAATGCAGCTTCCTCGATCATCGTGCATGCCGGAAACCGCCGGCGCGAGTAACTTGCGCATCCGGTGGCGAAAGGCAAGAACTTGCGACGGCCGGGCGCGTCTGCGGCTATTCACCGGTGGCACGTGAGAGCTCAGTCGCGACAACCGTCATTCGACCGCTTGCGCCGGGCCGAAACGCTCCATGACGAACGAAGTCTGGATGCCGCCCTGGAGCCGATCGGTCTTCTCGAGCTTTACGGTGGCGAACTGGCCGGACAGTTCGGGGGTTGTGCGCTGCCAGGCGGTGGTGACAAATAAACCTGCACCGACGACAAAGCCGATGGCGACATAGATCCAATGATTGCGCATGGACAAAGCTCCTTCTCTCGGGAAGGCAAAATGCATCATGGGCAGCTGTAGTTCCCCGGAGCGACCGGGATGCGGGCCTAAAATTCAATCTTTAAAATAAACGTTCAAAGCAATGCGTCCTGCCTCGGCACACAACGCGTCGTCCGACATCGAGCACCGATGGCGAATGGTTGCTGCCTTTCCTGCGAGGCGTCAATATCGAAGTATACCCAAGCCCTTGTGCATCAGCCTGCTTGGATTGAAGCAGAGGCCAATGGCTTATGCAAGGAAATTATAATATACATTTGTACAACAAAATTTGACTGCCGATCCATCATGCCGATGTTCCGCGCCCCGGACTTGTTGCGGGCTGCAGGCGGCCGCAGCAGACGAACTCACCTTCTGCTGTTCGCCGCGACACATTGGAGAGATTTCCGGTGGGTAAAATGAAAAACGACCGCGTTTTACCTGGTGAAGGCTTGCGCGCCGAGGGGCAGTTGCGCTATTCCATAAATCAAGGATAGGAATTTTATCCTCGCACCGCTTCAGCAGCGTGATCTAAGGCTTGTCGAGATTTCGGGATACCCGCCGCGGCCCGTTTGATTACATCATCCGTGTGCTCGCCACAGGGATTCAGCTAGACCAAGCCTTTCTTCTGAAAGAAATCTTCCCGCGCCGCAGACGCGGCGCTGCTGGATCTCTGTGACAAGCACAGAAATGAGGAGGAGAGATTGCAGTCCTGCTTTGATCCTGCAGAGGCGACCTCGAAGTGTCCGGTGCTGCTCTCGGCGCGGCGTGCTCCCTCACGTCCAATTCATGGTTCATCGCATCACCGCAAATCTTCGAGTGCGACGTATAGCGTTCCGAACTCGACGGGGCCTTTGTCGGCCAGCTGCGCCGGGAGCCTATAGTAGAGAATCTCGGCGTGCGGTGTTCCGTCCCCGATGAATGCTTCTCCCGTTCCGTCGGCGAAGACGCAGCATGGGGCCGGATCGCCGGGATCGCTAAGGACGCTGAGGCGATAGCTGTTTCCGGAGAGGAAAAAGCTCAGCCGCAGCTCCTGACCGGCGAGTTCCAGGGTGAAGAGATCATTGCCGTCGCACCATCCTGTCGCATGTTCGAAGCTGTTGTCGAATTTCTGCATCCAGGCCTTGACGAGAAATCGGGGGTCGCCGGTTCGGTCGGCCGCAGACGCGGACACTGCAGCGGTGACGAAAAGCATGAAGAAGAGTGACGTAGCATGTTTTCCTCGTGGAGACGCTTAAAGCCGCGGAGGCTCGGGCGCTGAATTGGGCCTGCCGAGATACTCAACGGCTATGATGAGTCTGCCGAAGGGTATCCGCCCTGAGTCGCCCAATGATTTCGGGGTGTAGTAAAGAGGAACGACGCGGGGGTGCCCGCTCCAAAGGTTCAGCGTGGGAGAGCCGGTGCGAGTTACGCAGCAGTTCTCCTGCTCCGAGGGGGCGGCCAAAAACGTCAGCGAATAGACGGAGCCCGACAGATTCCGCAGCTCGATCGCGTGTTCCGCTATAGGCACGAGGCAGTCGTATTCTCCATCGCACCAGCCCGTCGTGTGGTCGAAGGTCCTGTCCGCCTTTTGAAGCCAGGCTTTCACGAAATAGCGCGGTTCGCCTGGCTCCTCCGCAAACGCGGGAACTGCGGAGGCGGCAATGAGAAAGGCGGTGGCGAAAATCTGGCGCATGTTCCCTGCTGGCGTGATTGGGCTCGTTGGAATTCGGCCGGTCAGGCCGTTGAGACTCAAACTGATTTTCGATTGCGGCACAATTATGGATGGCATAATGATGGCGTATACACGCTAAAAGAGCTGCCGCGTGGTTGTGTCGGAAGTGGAAAACGACGAGCGGAGAAGTTCATAATGAATGATCAAAGCGCCACGCCGGAAGCGGAAGCGCCGGACGACGCGGCGGGAACGCCGGCTGCAAGACGTGAGGGAGCTCCTTTGGGGGGCAGCTTCCTGGGCGCCGTGGCGGCGGACTTTGCCCGCCATGGTGTCAACGTGATCGCTCGTATTCGCGAGGAGAAGCCGGAAGCCTGTCTGAAGCTCGTCGCGTCGGTTCTTCCGAAAGACCTGAGTGCCGCAACAGGCCGGGTTGACGATTTGTCGGACGAACAGATCATCGACCGGATCCGCGCGCTGAACGCTGCGATCCGGCCGTTGCTTTCAGTAAGAAAGAGGGCAGGCGGCCCGCGAAAGCGCGTGCCGCCCGCGAAAGCGTAGTTTTAGTGAGTCGGCGCTATCCTTGCTGAGACCGATGCTTCGCCGCTCGAGAAGATTATGACTGCAAAGAGCAGAACGCCGGCAAAGGCGATAAGAGACGAAATGGCGACGATCGGCTCCACGGCGGTGTTTCCGGAGAGCAGCAGGTAGAGCGACGGGATCAGCACGGCCACGCCGAAGGTGTAGACGGCGTACTGGATCATCGCCAGCCGTCTTGCCGCCTTTTGAGGATTGAGAGCGTGATAGCCGCCGAAAATCGCCATGGTTACCCAGCCGAGCAGATTGGCGTGGGCATGGGCGCCCGTTGCGGCATGGTTGCCTGTGATCGACATATGCAGGCCGATCGAAATGCCAAGGATCAAAAAGACAATCGCTGTTCTGAAATAAAGATTTGCAATACGTGGCATCGATTTCCCCTCCGAGAAAGCAAGAAAATTAGCATGTCCTCACGCATATGAGAACATGCCAAATAAGAGGGCCTTTTGGCCGGCCTCGCTGTTCCGGATGTGACAAGTCGAAATGAAGACCAGACCGCGGAGCAAATCGCGCCTTGTGATTGAGTTATGCCCCATATGCGTCGCGGCGAGCGTGGAACATATTGTGACGTTCCGCATTCGTTAGGATGAACGATCTGCTTTGTAGCGCTTCGACATCTTTGGAGACGCGCAAAACTCGCCGCGGAAACTTGAACCGGCGCGCTATTTCGTTCTCGCAAAGTCCGATTGTGCAAGGGAGAACCGCGATATGCTTGGCACCGTCCTCCTCATCATTCTGATCCTGCTTTTGATCGGCGCCATTCCGGCCTGGCCCTACTCGTCCGGTTGGGGCTACGGCCCTTCGGGAATCCTCGGGGTTCTCGTCGTGGTTCTGCTGATCTTGCTCTTGATGGGTAGAATCTGAAGGCCCGGGGGCACATAGAGCCGTTTGAATTCACCAACTCGCGCCGTCGATGAGGCGGTGCGGGATGTCTTCCCAGACCGAACGATCGAAGACGCGCATGTTGACCCCCATGCGCGTTGAGTTGCGGCCGACCGGCGACCAGTGGGTTATGCAGCCGCAAACGCCGCAGTGATGCATGGTCAGGGTCCTGTCGCCCTGGACATATCCGACGAGCTTCCCTTCCGGATCGGTGATGCTGACCTCGCTGGAAGAATAATATCCCCAAAGTGTGCCGAGTCTGCTGCAGAGCGAGCAGTTGCAATCGCCGAGCGTCTCGGGGCGGACGGGGACCGCGACGCGGACGGCCCTGCAATGGCAATGGCCTTCGATCATGACTTTCCTCCCACCGGCGCTTCATATGTCAGCACCGCAATGGGGACATTATTGATCTTATTCCGGCGCAGTCCAGCAAAGACGAAGCTAACGCTTACGTCGGCTAGGACCGCAATTCGTAAAATATAGAGGCATGATCACGGATGAGCGAAGCCGACCCATCCGACAGGACCATTGCGCCCGGCCTTTCCGCGATGCTCGGGGAACAGATGCTGCTGATGGCGGAGCTCCACAGGCGGCAACGAACGAACATCCTCGCCGGCTACCGGCCCTACGCCAAGCAGCGGGAGTTCCATGCGACGGGCGGGGCCGTTCGAGAGAGGCTGTTCATGGCGGGCAACCAGCTCGGAAAGACGCTGGCCGGCGCGGCGGAGGCGGCGATGCATCTGACCGGACGCTATCCGGACTGGTGGCAGGGCCGGCGGTTCGACCGGCCGGTCGTCATGCTGGCGGGCTCGGAATCCTATGAACTGACGCGCGACGGGGTGCAGCGGCTGCTGATCGGTCCGCCGCTGAATGAGGAGGAGTGGGGCACAGGGTTTCTGCCGAAGGCGGCAATCAAGGCGACGACGCGCCGCTCCGGCGCCTCCGGTGCTCTCGACAGCGTGACGGTGCGGCATGTTACCGGCGGAGCCTCGACGCTGCTCTTCAAGGCCTATGAACAGGGGCGCGCCAAATGGCAGGCCAATACGGTGGACTATGTCTGGTTCGACGAGGAGCCGCCCGAAGACGTCTATTTCGAGGGGATCACCCGCACAAATGCGACGCGCGGCGCGATCGCGGTCACCTTCACGCCGCTCAAGGGCCTGAGCGCGGTCGTGGCCAGATATCTGATGGAAAAATCGCCGGACCGCGCGGTCATCACCATGACGATCGGGGATGCGGAGCACTATACGCCGGAGGAGCGCCAACGAGTGATCGACAGCTACCCCGCTCATGAGCGGGAAGCGCGCACCAGGGGCGTGCCGGCACTCGGCTCCGGCAGAATCTTTCCGGTGACCGAGGAGAGCATCCGTATCGAGCCGTTCGATATCCCCAGGCACTGGGTGCAGATCGGCGGGCTCGATTTCGGTTGGGACCATCCTTTCGCTGCGGTGGGCTGCGCCTGGGACCGGGACGCGGATGTCTTCCATGTGACGAAGATCTATCGCGAGCGGGAGGCGACGCCGATCATCCACGCGGCGGCACTGAAGCCCTGGGGGGCGGCGATGCCCTGGGCATGGCCGCATGACGGGCTGCAGCACGACAAGGGCAGCGGCGAGCAACTGGCGGCGCAATACCGCGCGCAGGGACTGGCCCTTCTTCCCGAGCGGGCGACCTTCGACGACGGCACCAACGGCGTGGAAGCAGGGCTCTCCGACATGCTGCAGCGGATGCAGACCGGGCGCTGGAAGGTGTTTTCCACATGCACGGAATGGTTCGAGGAATTCCGCCTCTATCACCGCAAGGACGGCAGAATCGTCAAGGAACGCGACGATCTGATCTCCGCCTCGCGCTACGCGCTGATGATGAAGCGCCACGCACGGGTGAACCACGTCAACGGAAACTGGAATTTCACCGCCAGAAAGGTTCTCTGATGGCCGCAATGACCGATGAACGCCTGTCCGCCCTCGTCAGCCAGCTGGTGAAGGACTGCGAGGAATACAGGGACGAGCTGGCGGTCGATCGCATCAAGGCGATGGAATATTACGACGGCACTATGAAGGACGTGCCGGCGGATGCCAACCGTTCCAAGGTGGTCTCGCGCGATGTGCGGGCCGCCATCAAGAAGGTGTTGCCCTCGCTGATCCGGACCATACTCGGCAACGACAAGGTGGTGGAATTCGCGCCCGTCGACCAGGGCGACGAGGCGGCCGCCGACCAGGCAACCGACTATCTCAACCATGTCGTCTTTCCCGAAAGCAATGGCTACGATGCCGTGCAGGACGCCGCGCATGATGCGCTGAAACTCAGGAACGGCGTGATCCGCTGGTGGTACGAGAAGCAGACTTCCCTTGCGGTCTCGACCCATACCGGTCTGGACGAAGCGGCGCTCGTCCAGCTCGTCGGCGACGATGAGGTGGACGTGCTGGAACAGTCGCAAACGGTCGAAAGGATCGAAACGCCGCAGGGGCCGGTGGAGCAGCCGAGCTACAGCGTCAAGATCCGTCGGCGCACCGAGCGCGGTGCTCCGCGGCTGGCGGTGCCGCTCGAGGAATTCCTGATCCATCCCGATGCCATCTCGATCGAGGACAGCGCGATCATCGGCATCGTCAAGCGGATGCGCCGCTCGGACCTGATCGCCATGGGTTATGACCGCGGACTGATCGAAGGCCTTCCGGCTTCGAACGGCGACGGCGGACGCGACGATGAGGTTTTCACACGCCGGCGCGAAGCCTTCGAAGCCGGGGATGCCGTGCCGAAGGCGCTGGAGGAGGTGGACTATTACGAGCTCTACGTGAAGGTGGACGCCGACGAAGATGGCGTCGCGGAACTGCGCCGGCTCGTCTTTGCCGGGGGTACCGGCGAAGAGCACCTGCTTTCGAACGACGAATGGGACGAGGCGCCCTTTGCCGATCTGATCGTCGAGCGGCGGCCGCATCAGCGCGAAGGCAATTCCGTCACCGACGACATGGCGGAAATCCAGCGTGTGAAGACCGTGCTGATGCGCCAGACGCTGGACAATCTCTACTGGCAGAACAATCAGCAGCCGATCGTCCAGGAGGGGGCGATCGCCAATCCCGAAAGCGTGCTGAACCCGAAATTCGGCCAGCCGATCCGTGTCGGCCAGGGTATCGATGCGCGCGCGGCGCTCGGCTACACCATGGTGCCGTTCGTTGCCAAGGAATCCTTCGCGATGCTTTCCTATCTCGACCAGGAGGCCACCGACCGCACCGGGATTTCCGACGCTTCGAGCGGCATGGCGCCGGACGCGCTGCAGAACATGACGGCGCGGGCGACCGCGCTCATGGAGCAGGCGGGCATCGGCCAGACGGAGCTGATGGTGCGCACCTTCGCGCAGGGATTGAAGCGGGTATTCCAGGGGCTGCTCCGTCTCGTCGTCAAGCATCAGGACAGGCCGCGCATCGTGCGGCTGCGCGGGCAATGGGTGACTTTCGACCCGCGCCAGTGGAACGCCGGAATGGACGCGACAGTCAATACCGGGCTCGGTGCCGGCACGCGCGAACGCGACATGATGATGATCCAGATGATCCTGCAATTGCAGGAAAAGCTGTTGATGACGCTCGGACCGGACAACCCCTATGTCTCGCCGGACAATCTCTATAACGGCATCGCCAAGTCGGTGGAGGCGGCGGGGTTGAAATCGCCCGACCTCTATTTCACCAAGCCGGCGCCGGAGGAGATCCAGCGGCGAATGCAGGCGGCTGCCGCAAAGCCGAACGCGGAAATGCAGAAGCTCGAGATGCAGGCGCAGGCCGATGCCACGAAGGCGCGCCTCGCGGCGGAAAACGACCGTCGGAAGCTGGAGATCGAACGCGAGCTGAAGCTCATCGAAATCCACCAGAAGGGTGCGCTGACGCGCTACCAGATCGAAGCCGAACTGAACCTGAAGCGGCAGCAGAACATTGCGCAGGCAATCGGCGGCGAGCCGCTGGCGGCGGCACATATCGGAGGGATGCCGGGGTGAGGCGAATAGGCGATTTCGCGGATTACGAAACGCCGAACGGCTTTGGGCGGTACCCTGGAACTGCGCGACTTCGGAGAGACGGCAACCAGCCGTTAGCCGAACCGGGGCCGAAATGCGGCCCCGCAAGTATCCGGAATAGGAGGGTGCCTATCGCTCAGGTGACCGCTACGTCCGTGTCAAGCTTAGATGGGCAATGAGGCAAAGCAGCCAGAAGACGGCTCCTGCCAACATGCTCATCGTGGAGTTGAGCAGCAGGTGACCGGAAGGAAGGCGCTTGAAACCCAGCCAGTTGAAGCCGTCGATGTCGGTATAGATTTCCTCGACCTTCACCGTGCCAAAACTGAACAGTGGCACAACGATACGGGCTGTCCGGTGCAGAAGAAATTCGAAGACGAGAAAGTCGATCATATTGCAGATGAAGCTGGCGACGAGATCGAGGGCGAAGCCTATTTTCTTCATGTTTCGAGACCTCACGGATATTCAGCTTCATCGATGCTCCAGCGGCCGCCCGGGTTCGGGCGTGAGTTGCTGCGCGACCAAAGATGTAGTTCAGAACAAAGCCGGAATCAACTATCCCGTGTGGGGGATTTCCTGATGCGAGGATGGAGAGCTTAAAGCTGAACCCGAAAATGCAGAAGCTTGAGATGCAGGCGCAGGAAGAGGCCGCGAAGGCGCGGCTGACGGCGGAGAGTCAGCGCCGGAAGCTGGAGATCGAACGCGAGCTGAAGCTCATCGAAATCCAGCAAAAGGGCGCGCTGACGCGCTACCAGATCGACGCCGAACTGAACCTGAAGCGACAACAAAACGCCGCGCAACTGTTGAGCGGCGAGCCGCCGGCGGCGGCACATATCGGAGGGATGCCGGGGTGAGAAAGCAAGTTCGTGGACTGCAGGATTTTTACGACGACGTTCCGAAAACGACATTGGCGCTGGAGCTTAGGGACTTCAGCGAGGCGGCGAAGAGCTTTTCGTCGAACGTGGCGAATCCGCGCCCGCCGGACGGGAAGGGCACGGAGGTGGCTGCGACATATGTAGTGAGCAATACGAACCCGACGGGCTGGCCCGGCATGGGTAACGAAATGCATAGCGGGCTTTTCATTATCCCGGACGACGGCGACCCCGAGGGGAGGTTCCTCTATGATCCTTCCGGCACTTATATGAACCGGGAGATGGGAAGTGGACGCGCCCTTTACGGACCCGATATGTCACCCGAGGAATACCTCAATTATCAACTGTTGGATGGTCCAAAGGTGACGGTACGCAAATTTGCAACAACGCCCGAAGAGGAGGCCGAAATTATCAAACGGTCCGATAGTGCCGGCGGCGGCGGGTTCTTTGATTGCACGACGAACGTAACGCGGGCAATAAGCGGGATCGGTCCCTTTGCGGAGATACAAGAAACGATGTGGCCGACCAAACTTGACCGGCAACTCCGACAATCGAACCGCGCGGTCGGGGAAGCGCATGACCTTGAGAGCCTCAGGCAACTCCTTTCCAAATGAGAGGCTTGCAGTTTGAGAGGACCGGGCCAATGGCGAAACGGCAGGCGGTTGCAAATTGCAGATGCGGTGGAGTTTGCCGAGGCCCGATATCTGATGAAGGCAGATCCGAGCTCGATGAGGTTCTTCCCTTGGTATGGCCCCGGCTGGTGCGGCCTTTTCAGCACGCTCCCGTGCAGGGCTGATTGATACCTTGGCGCGATGGAGGATCGTCATCGCAGGATGAAGCGGATCTTTTTCCTATCTTGGAGCTGCCACTTTAGGTAGCATAAAAGCGCCACAATCGCATTAGATGTAAGGGAAAGCGAAGGAGAATTCCGTCCACGCGTTCGAGAAGGCAAATTGGAGAATTTCGGATGCGTTATGCGGCACTCAATACAATAAGAGTCCTGCTTTGCTATGGCGTCATGCTTACGTTTGCCGAATGGCACTACGGCAACCTTTTCTCTTATGAACGCGCGAAATTCGCGTCGACATGCTACGTCTTTGCATTCGTTCCGCTGCCACGCGTCCGTTTGTCATCGAGGATGTTTTATATTACTTTGTCGATATTTCCTATTATTGCACTACATTTCGGATATATCTTCTTCATATATCCGGCAAATTATAAAATAGATATGGAAATGATACAATTTTTTGTGTTGGTGTCATCCGCTATTACGTGGTTCAACTTTCACTATCCTTTGTTTTTGTTGAGTTATGCTATCCTGGAATACCTGTTTCTGAAAAGGCTGGCGGTTCGCACAGCGACCCCTAGTCGCCCATAGTTGAAGCGCCAGAGCAGCGCCGCCTGACTTTTGACCGGCGGCGCCGCACAGTGATCATTGCCGGAGGGCGGAATGAGCGAACAAATACGCCAAGCCGGCCGGCCGTTCAGCCGGCCCGTTTCAGCCAACCCGCAGGGCCGGGCATCTTTCCGCCAGGATCAGAGGCGATCGCCTCGGACGTACATCCGGGTATGCCCTTCGCCGATCGCCTCTGCCCTGACGAAAACCTGCTCCGGCAGAACTGATTCCATTTAATCCCTGAAGGGCTCTAAGTGTGACATGAAGACAGAAGACAAGACCGCGGCCGCCCGCGTGCTGCTCGATATGCCGCTGTTTCACCTGCTGATGAGCGAGCTCGAAGCCGCGGCCGTGAATGGCTGCGTGAACGCCAAGCACACAGACCACGAGACCCGCGCGGCCTTTGCGGCCGAAGTGCGGGCAATCCGGAATTTCCGCGGCAAGCTCAAGTTCCTCGCCGAGGGGCAAGCCAATGCCGACGGGAAGGAAGCTCCGGCATAGGGCCGGCGCGAAACCTCAAAGGCGAACAAGACATGACAGACGCAACCACCAACTCGCCGTTCTTCGGCGAGAGTGATAGTGCGCGACCCTCGCTTTCCCTGGATGACGCTTCAAGCCTCGACTTCTCCGAGTCCGCCGGGACCAACGAAGAGGAAGAGATCGCACGGCAATCGACGAGCGAGACGGGTGAGACTAATGAAGATGGTCAAGAGACCGACGAACCCGCCGACCAGGGCGACGAGACCACCGGACCCGAGAAAGAGGGCGAGGAGTCCAACGAGACCCCGGATACCGTCATCACCCTCAAAGGTGGCGAGCAGGTTCCGCTCGAGGAACTGAAGCTCGGATACATGCGGGAACGCGACTACCGCCATAAAACTCAAGAACTCGGCAATAAGGGCCGAAATCTCGAGGCAATGACGACCCGCGTCGCCGACACGGCGAACGCCATTGCACATTTCCTGATCGAACAGCTTCCGGAAGAACCGACACAGGCTCTGGCTATCCAGAACCCGGCGGAATACGTCCGGAAAAAGGCGATCTACGACGCTGCCCTGACGCATGTGCACCAGCTCGTCAGCATGGAACGGGAGCCTCGGAAGGTCGCGGACGAACTCAGCCAGGCCGCGACCGAGGAGACCCTTGCGGCCGAGAATGCAAAACTGCTCGAAGCCTTTCCGCATCTCGTCAAGGACGAGGCGCGCCGGAAATTCTTTGCCGACGCCTTCGCGGCCGGCGAGGACTTCGGTTTCTCCGCCGAGGAGATGCGGATGGTCACCGATCACCGTTATTTCAAGGTCATGCACTTCGCCATGCTCGGCCGCCAGGCCGAACAGGCGAAGAACAGAGCATTGAAGAAGGTGGCGAACGCTCCGCCGGCCACGGCGAGGACCAGGCCGAACGGACCGGTGAATCCGCAGGCGCAGAAGAACCGGGACGCGATGAAAAGATTATCGAAAACCGGGTCGATCAAAGACGCAATGGCGATCGACTTCGAATAACCCATCTTCAACATCTACCGCGTTTGCGGGCGGAAAACGTCCATGCAAACACATTCGAAGGACCAGAAAACATGGCAGCTCTCGCCAATACCTTCCTGACCGCGGACGCCGTCGGCAACCGCGAGGAACTCTCCGACGTGGTCTCCCGCATCACCCCGGAGGATACCCCGATCTATTCGCTCATCGAAAAGGGCAAGTGCGTTTCGATCCACCCCGAGTGGGAGACGGACGAGCTTGCCGCTCCGGGGGCGAACATCAAGAGCGAAGGCGACGAATATTCTTTCGGCGCCGTCACGCCGCCTGATCGCATGGGCAACTATACCCAGATCATGCGCAAGGACTGGATCATCTCCGGCACGCAGGAAGTCGTTTCCGAGGCCGGCAACGTGCAGAAGCGGAAGTATCAGAAGCTCAAGAAGGGCGTCGAGATCCGCAAGGATGTCGAATATGCGATCGTCGACACCAACGCTTCGGTCGCCGGCGCGACCCGCGAATTCGGCTCGCTCAACACCTGGACCGAGACCAATGTGTCGCGCGGCGCCGGCGGCGCGAACGGCGGCTTCGACAAGGCCACCGGCCTGACGGTCGCGCCGACCGACGGCACCCAGCGCGCGTTCAGCAAGGCCATATTGGACGACGTGATGCAGCAGGGCTACCAGAGCGGCGCCAATTTCCGGCACGTCTGCGTATCACCCTACGTCAAGAGCGTGTTCGTCACCTTCATGTCGGACGCCAATGTTGCGCCGTTCCGCTATGCCGTTTCCAAGGGCGGCGAGCGCAACACCATCATCGCGACGGCCGATTATTACGAAGGTCCGTTCGGAACGGTGATGATCCACCCGAACCGCGTGCAGGCCGCCAATGCGACCACGGCGCGCAACGCCTTCTTCCTGGACACCGACATGCTGGAATTCCTCTGGCTGCGGCAGATCCAGGAAGACAAGGACGTTGCCAGGACCGGCGACGCCGACAAGGGCGTGATCATCGGCGAAGGCACGCTGAAGGTGAAGAACGAAAAGGGCCTCGGCGTCGCTGCCGACCTTTTCGGCTTGAGCGAGGCAAGCTGAGGACAGGCGCCTCTTCCGATAGCGTTTCGGTGCTTCAGCAGAAGCACCGAAACGCACCTCCGGACGGAAAACAGCTTCGGACATTCCCGGGAATGCCCTCAAGGGGCAGGGTCCAGCTTCAGAAAGGATCAGATCGATGGTCACCAAAAGCGACCGGTTGCAAACACAGACAGATACCCTGACGCCTTACCACATGGCGTTTCTTGATGTGATCGCCGCTGCCGAAGACGGCACTACGACATTATGTATGGTCCAAAAGGGAAAGGCCGGATAACCGATTTTTCCGATCATCCCCGCAACCCAAGCCGAATAGAGAAGGGCAGACATGCTGGCAATGTGAGCACAGCCGCCGGCCGTTACCAGATCACTGCCCCGACATGGGACGAGTACGCCAAGAAATTGAACTTGCCCGATTTCTCTCCGCCAAACCAGGACAAGGCAGCGTGGGCCATTGCCAAGGATCGCTATCGCCGGGCTACGGGAGGAGGAAGCCTGGATGATGCTCTTACCTCGGGAGGCGGGTCTACTATCAAGGCGGCGGGGCGTCTTTTGGGAGGGACTTGGACGAGTCTTCCCGGCGGAAGTCAACAACGTCTGACGGAACGCGAATATTTCGACAATTACAGCATGAACCGGCAAGCAAGGGAGGGTCGAATGCCGGTCCCTCAGGCGCGCCCGGCCACTTTCGAGGAACGAGTGGGAAACGGGATCGAGGATCCGTCGCAAGAGCCGCTTGCCAGCGCACTTATGGAAAGGATCGAACGGATGCGCCGGAACGTACCTCCAGGGCCTGCTTCGGATGCACAGCGATTTTGGGATGGCTTGGTTCGTGACCGTGGATCCTTGAAGGACGTTTCGAGGGACTGGCTGGAATAGGCCGCCGAATTTCCTCCCTCCCTGTATCTTGCGAATGTTCGCGTAATGTTCTACAAGGATAACGAGTACGGAAATCGAAATGAAGCCTCTGATGAGTCTTCCGAGGGGCCGTCCGGAGCATTAGTCGCAGGCAAGGAGGGATCATGTTTCGAAAGTATCTCAGCGCAGCGTTCGGGGTAGGTGCATCGTTCTTCGCCACGGCGGCAACGGCCGGCGCGGATCGGATTATCGATGCTTTGCTTCCATGCAAACCGGACTTCTTCACGGTGTTGAAGACCGAAAAATCAGCGTTCGCGCCGGCGTTGATCCGGCATCGCGAAATTCCTGTCTCCGACATCGTCACGTCCATGGCAAACATTGCGACGTTCCAGGAGTCGATCGAATCTCGTGGAGTCCAAATCCAAGTCTACCTGCAGACGGTTATCTCCGGCTCCGGCGATGCCGACCGGCGGACGCATATCTGGGGGGTATTGGTTCCGGGGGAGCCGCGGAAGGTCATCAAGACGCTGGAGGCGAACGTTCCGGGAGCGAAATTCGAGCCGCTCGCAGATGGCTGGATGCTGAAAGGGGATCAGTGGCAGCGACCAGATCCCTGGAGCCTGCTGCTCGTTCGCCGATACCAGGACAATTTCGGTGCTGGCAGCAGCATCTGGTGCTTTGCCGAGACCGCTGGTCTGGAACCCATGCAAGTCCTGCCCGGTATCGAAGAGCTGCTCTGGCAGTTCTGAATACTTCAACGCTTTGAAGCTGGGCACTTTCGGTCGGAAAATCCGCTACGTTCCGGAAGTGCTCAGACCGGCTTCGGTGGGCATCAAACAAGAGGCGGGCTTTCGGCTCGCCTTTTTCTTTTCAGCAGAGATGAACATGGCGGACGCCGAGGAAAAGACTGCGCCGATCCGCTTCAGCATCGCCTTTCGCCGGGACCGTTGCTTTCCGGGAACGTATCTGGACTGTGACCGGAGAAGAGACCTCGGCGACGTTAGGCCGGCTCCCCCCGATTTCCAGGCTTTTCCAGCTGCGTGGCACATAAATCCGCCTCGCCTTTCTTCGTCGTCAGGGACGAGGCAGCCTGAAACCGGCTGTCAGCCGATGAGCGAAGCCTGGATTGCGGCGAGACGTGCGACCACGTCCGCCGGTTTGGCGTTTGCCGCGACACAGGAGAACCGCGCATGAGCGAACATCCTCGCGACCGGATCGCGCAAAAGTTGCTGAACCTTCGACGCCGCGGCATGCGGCGATGCCGCCTGCCATCGGCACCGGCAGCAGCATCTGGTGCTTTGCCGACCGGCCTTCTGGATCCCATGCAAGTCCTGACCGATTTCGCAGAGCTGCTCTGAAGTTCCGAACTTAATCCGGCGTTTTGAATGAACGGCCGGCATCAAGCAAGCGGCGGGCTCCGGGGGGCTCCGGCCCGCTTTTTCTTTTTCAGGAGAGATGACCATGGCGGAAGCCAAAGAGAAGACGACGCCCGTCAAGCTGCTTTACGACGTCTGGGCCGCCGACGACAAACGCGTGGCGAGAGGAACGGTTCTCGACCTGCCGGTGAAAGCGGCGAAGACCCTCATCCGAAAGGGGAAGGCGGAGCGGGCCGACCCGCTGCCCGGAGACGACGAATGATCGTCCGTGACGGTTCGTGGTCCCTCTACGATTACGACCACAAGAGCGGCCGCTCCGTGTGGCACTATTTCGACGGGGAGAAAGACGTTTTCCGCGTCGACTATCCCGTCGGCAATCTCCTGAGCGAGAATGCCGCGATCCGCAACGGCGCCGAGCGCGCCTGGAAAGGCGACTGGCACCGCGTCGCCTCGATCCCGCTGAACATCGCCTACGGTTCCGGTCTCGTAGCGGCCCACTCGGAAGGCGACGACCGCTTCGTGAAGCGGTTTCTCAACAACTCGGACAACCGCGCCTGGCGGACGAAGGAAGGGCACCTATGACCATTCCGGACTATGCGTCCCTGCTGGTGGATGCCGGCGAGTATACCGGCCGCGAGGACATCGCGCACAACTTCCCGCGCTTTCTCGGGCTCGCGGAGCTGAAGCTCAATCGCGGGCTCCGCGTCGCCGACATGGAAGTGACGGACACAATCGCGCTGATCGACGGTGACGGCACCCTTGCGCCAGATTTCCTTGAGGCGCGAGAGGTCAGGAACGCCGCCGGCATCCCTATTCGCGCGGTTTCGCTGCAGCAGTTGACGAACGGTTACATGGACCGCAGCGGCACGCCGGCCGGTTACGCGATCGTCGGCAACAGCGTCAAGGCACGGCCGGTCTCGGATCGACACCTGAGCGTCACCTATTACAGCCGCATTCCGGCGCTGACCCTTTCGAGTCCGACGAACTGGCTGCTGGAGAAAGCGCCCGACGTTTATCTCTTCGCCTTGGTCAACGAAATCGCGATCTGGGGCAAGGACGTGGAAGGCGCGCTCGCCGCGCAGCAGCTTCTGGCGCTGGCGATCAACGGGCTGAAGATCGAGGACGAACGCAGCCGCTGGGGCAATGCCCATACCCTCATCGCAGGAGCGACGCCATGACCGATGCGAGGAAGAAGCAGATTGTCTCCATGATTCTCGATGGCGTTCCGCCGCAGAGCGAGGGAGCGCAGGAAACCGGCGGTGGCGCCCTCTACGGCTCTCCCGCGCGGGCGGCCGCCACGCCCTTTACCGGAGGCGACCTGACGGCAATGCCAAGAGATTACAGCGGCGGCGCCGTACTGCGCGCCTACAACCCAACGGTGCGCGATCGACTTGCCAAGCGGATTCTCGGCGAGGGACGTCCTTCGGTCTATGAGCGCCGGTTTGTGTCGGGTCTTGTGGGATCGACGGGCCTGGGGAACGAAGGGTTTTCCCTTGTCGACATCTCGCCGTTCGGGATGATGTTTGCGGGGGAGGAGATGGGGCGTTCCCTCGCCGAGGGCAATTACGGCGGGGCGGCGGTCGAGGCGTTGGGAATGTTGCCCGCACCGGCGCTTCGAACCGCTATGGAGGGCGTGCGCGCATTTAGCGCGAAAGTGGACCTTCCCGCTTCGGGAGGTCTGCAACCAGAGGTGGTCGTGCCACTTTCCTCCCGACAGGAGATGGAGTATGATCCTCCAACCTTGCCTCAGCGGCCGGTCGAGTTGGATTATCCCGCAGGAGAAAAGAGCTATGTCGAACGAGGAATCGCCGACGAATCAGGACGATTGCTGCAAGACATCGACGGAAGACCGCTCACAGCGCGCTATGTCGCGGGCCGTACGCATGTGCGCGGGGCTGATACCGTACTCGGCAACGAGGAACTCGCGCGAATTGTCCATTGGGGAACAGGAGAGTTTCCTAGACAAGTTCATGGAAGCGAGATCCCAGGCGCAAACGGCGCAACGGAAATAGACCTCAATACGGGCGAACCAAGAGGCGTCCTTCTTTCCGCCGGCCTTCATCCGAACGATATTCCGCGCGTTCTTGCCCATGAGACGGGGCATGTCATCGATCAGCTCACCGACGCCATGTCGATCAACGGGATTGAGGACGAAGCGCGACGCAATTATCACTGGCTCACCACTGGCGAAGCGCCGCAGCCCGGCGCAAAGCTAGTCGGCCCCGAGGGTCTCGGATATCCGCAGCACCTGATCGAGAAGGAGCTGAAAGCGGAGGCCATCCGTGGCGCTCTGACCGGGCCGAATTATCTGAAGACGGAAATGCCGAATCTTGCCAAGGCCGTTCGCGCGCTCAACGACCACCCGAAACTCAGGAATATCATCCAATTCAACAGCGTTCCGCCGCTTTTGGCAGGACTCGTCGCAGCCGGCGGACGGGCATGGGTTAATGAAACCGGGACGGGGGAGGGCGAGCCATGGCCCTTCTTCCGCAATTAACCGGGTTTGCGATGTCCTCTCGCTCTCGCAATTCGACAGCGTCTACGGATCCGACGAGCCGAACGCAATGACGATGATCGCCCTCGCCCAGGAGGCAGGCGACGAGATCGCCCGGCGCGCCGACTGGCAGAAGCTGCTGAAGTCGCACACCGCCGCCTCGCCCGCGCTTCCCGGTGATTTCCAGCCGGTGGGTTCGGGGATACTCGCGGACCTGGAAGGGCTGCCTCCCGAAGAGCGGGAACTGATCACCTTTGCGAAACGTGCAAAAAAACATGCTGCGAACCTTCGACGCCGCGGCATGCGCCGATGCCGCCTGCCATCCGGCATCGGCAGCAGCATCTGGCGCTTTGCCGAATGGATTCCATGCAAGTCCGGCCCGATTCGAAGAGATGCTCTAAGCGTTTTGAACATATGCCGACGTCTTGAATGAAAGGTCGGCATCAACAAGCGCCGGCTTCGGTTCGCCTTTTTTTCAGAAGAAGAACCATGGCGATAGCCAAAGAGAAGGCGGTGTCCGGTGCAGCAGCTCCCGGCGCTGGCGATAAACGGTCGGAAGATCGAGTACGAGCGCAGCCGCTGGAGCAATGCGCAGATGATCGTTGGAGGCGGTTACACCATGACTGATGCGAAGAACATGATTTTCTCCTGGCTGACGAGCGGCGTCGAGCCGTCGCGCACAAAGGCCCGGGTACAAAAGGACATCGACGGCGCCGAGAAACCGGTTCCGCCCCGCGCCGGCGGAATAAACGGAGCGGTCCGCGCCGTGGGCCAGGGCGTCCTGGGGATCGGTTCCTATCTGGACGAAATGGACGCGGCGACGAATGCCACGCTCGCGCCGGTATTCGATCCCCTTTTGCCCGGCAGTTTTGAGAAGCTCCCCGGTGAAACATGGAGCGAGCGATACGAACAGGCGCTGAAAATTCAGCGGCGTGACAGCCGCGAATATGATGAGGACCATCCTTATCTTTCTCCCTCCCTCAAGCTGACTGGCGGTATCGGTTCTGGCGTGGCGCTCTTGAGGACGCTGCCGTCGATCGGGAATTATGCGCTTGGAAACACCGGCGCATCCTGGGTTGGACGGGTGGGTTCGGGGACCGTTGCCGGTGCCGGGACCGGCTTCGTGCAGAGATATGGCGCCGGAGAAGGCGGTGCCGAGAACCGGTTGAGTGAGGCTGGGACCGAAGCGCTCTGGGGCGCTGGCACCGGCGCGGTCGCGGTGCCGCTGGCATCGGGGCTCGGCATGCTTGGTTCTGCGGCCTACCGCAAGCTTTTCGGAAAATCAGGTATGCCACCCTGGGTGGAGCCAGGCGCAGCGGAACAGCTTGCGCCAGCGGGAGGTAACGTAGCCTCCAAGGGAGATGTGGAATACGATCCACCTGCCGTGAAGCGACCGTTTGAGGTGGATTATCCGGGAGGGAAGAGGAGCTATGTCGAAAGAGGAATCGCCGACGAAAACGGAAAACTGCTCAAGGGCATCGATGGTTACCCCTCCGATCCGGGGTACTCCGGATATATTGCCGGCCGGAAGGCGGCGGGATCGCCTGATACAAGTCTCACTGCCGGAGAACTGGAAGACATTGTCAAGAGAAGAACAGGACGCGTTTCTTCAACAGTACCGCGATCGAAAATTTGGGGGGACAACAGAGTAACCTGGATTGATGGCGCGGGTGATCCGGCCGGCGTCGAGATTGCAGACGACCTGAACCCACGGGACAGGTTGCGCGTTCTGGCCCACGAGGCCGGCCACACGCTCCGTAAAGCGCTGAACGAGATGTCGATCGATGGGGTGGAGGACGATCTCTACCGCAACTACTACAACTTGCGTTATGGCAAAGATCCGGGTCCCGGCCCAGACGGCTCCGCTCTCGCCCGGCAATACGGGCCCGAGTATGATGGTTATCGTCCCGACGAGGTCGGTGAGGAGCTGAGAGTTGAAAGCGTCAGGGGCTATATGACTGGCGCGGGCTACATGAAGGAGCGCTATCCGAATCTGGCGGCGCGGATGCGAGAGCACTTCAGGAACCATCCCGACTTGAAGGATATAATCCGGCTCAACACGTGGCGGTTCGTGACCATGGGCGCCGGGATTGCCGGGACCGGGACCGACGGCCTCGCCGGATACGGCGCAAATGGACCAAAGAGGGGGGAGGGCAAGCCATGACGCTGCTTTCCGCCATCAACAGGGTCTGCGACGTCGTTTCCCTCTCGCCGTTCGACGGCGTCTACGGATCCGACGAGCCGAACGCGATGACGATGGTCGCGCTCGCGCAGGAAGCAGGCGACGAGATCGCCCGGCGCGCGGACTGGCAGAAGCTTTTGAAGTCGTACACCGCCGCCGCCTCGCCCGAGGCCCTTCCTGATGATTTCCAGCGCCTGACGCCGGGCGGCCCGGTCAGGACAGCCGCCGGCGTCTTCGTGCGGCCGGTGACCAATTCCGGACAATGGGCCGTCATCGCCGGCATTCCCTCGGCGCAGCGGTATTTCTTCATCAAGGGCGGCCAGGTGCTGTTCTCGCCGGCCTCCGCAGCCTCCGGCGCTGTCATCGACTACGTCTCGAAGAACTGGGTGCTGCACGACCCGGACGGCCCGCAGGCGACGTTTACGGCCGACGACGACACCACGCTCTTTCCCGAGCGGTTGCTCGTGAAGGGCATCGTCTGGCGCTGGAAGCGTCAGAAGGGGCTTGCCTACGAGGACAACCTCGCCGAGTTCGAAGCCGACCTCGCGCAGGAGATCAATGCCGACAGGGGGGCAGCATGAGGATTCATCCGAGAGCGGGCCGCATGGGGCAATCCAACCGCGGTGCGGTTTCCATCGGCCGCCAGCAGACATCGCAGCCGCTGACCTTTCCTGCGCCGAAAGGAGGGCTGGTCCCGACCGCTGACATGGCCTCGCAGGAGCCGGGCTCGGCAACCGTGCTGCGCAACTTCTTCCCGACCCTGATGGGCTGCAAGATCCGCGGCGGATCGCAGAGGAAGGCGCTGGCGGCCGACCGCGGCGACATCAGGAGCGCGTTCAAATACAAATACGGCACGAACGAAAAGCTGTTCATGGCGACGGCGGGCGGGATCTACAACATGACCTCGCCGGCCGCGCCGCCGGCCACCACGGCAGCGGATGTTTCGGGCATGGGCGGCGGGGACTGGTGCGCCTTCCAGCATACCAATGCCGGCACATCCTGGCTGGTGTGCGTGAATGGCGCCAATAACCGGCAGCTTTACAACGGCTCCACCTGGACCACGGCGCCGGCCATCACCTTCACCGATGGCACGACGATGGCGCAGCTCAATTACGGCTGGCTGTTCAAGAACCGGGAGTTCTTCCTGAAGAACGGCACGCTCGACGCTTATTACCTGCCGGTGAACGCGGTGGGCGGCGCTGCGGCCGTGTTTCCCCTCGGCGGGGTGATGAAGAAGGGCGGCTCTCTGCTGACCGGCTTCTCCTGGTCGCTGGAGAGCGGCGACGGCCTCAACGACTTGTGCGTGTTCGTCTCGACAGAGGGGGAAATTGCTGTCTATGCCGGTTCGGACCCGTCGAGCGCTTCTGACTTCGCTCTGAAGGGCGTCTATCAGATCGGCCGGCCGCTCGGCAAAAACGCCTGGATCAGGGCAGGGGGCGATATCCTCATTGCCACCACGGACGGGCTCACGCCGATGTCGCAGGTCTTCCAGCGCGACCGGCAGGCGCTGTCGCTGGTCTCCGTCTCGCGTCCGATCGAGGACGACTGGCGCCGGGCCGCGAACGCCACCGGAACCGGCTGGACGCTGAAGCAGTGGCCCGAGCAGAACCTCGTCTTTGTTGCCTTTCCCGAAAATACCGTCGTCACCGACACGACCTTCGTCCTGAACGTGCTTACGGGGCGCTGGTCTACGATCAGCAACTGGCAGGCGCTCTGCTATGAGACGCTGCAAGGCGGGCTCTTTTTTGGTTCGCTCGACGGCTACATGTGGCAGGGGGATGCCGGCGGCACGGATGACGGGCTGGCCTTTTCGGCGACCTATCTTTCGCAGTTCTCGCCGACGGCCCAGTTCGGGCAGCGATCGACCGCCACGCTCGCGCACATGTATTTCCGGGCGAAGACGAAGCCGAAGGTCAGGCTGTTCGCGCGTGCCGACTATGACCGGTCGACGCCCACCTTCGCCACCGCGACGACAGGCGATGCCACCTCGTCCGAATGGGACGTCGGTCTCTGGGATGTGGCGATCTGGGACGGTGTTTCCGAGGTGCGGCGCTACGACTTCCGCCAGAACGTGCGGGCGACGGGAGACATGCTCGCGGTCGGCTGCGTGATCACCTCGGGCGGCAAGTTCAAGCTCGATATTGAGGTCGATCTCGCCACGGTTCAAGTCTCGGTCGGCGAGGCAAGCGCTTGAGCCTGATCTGGGGCGGGGCATCAAACCCTGCCGTCAATCAGGCCATAGCCCGGTTCGTGGCAAGCCGCATTCCGGGCTGCGATCGAGGTTTCGAGCATTTCACGACGCTGGGAATGATCGAGGGCGAGCGCCTCGTCGCCGGCGTCGTCTTCCACAACTACGCGCCCGAGGCCGGGGTCATAGAGCTTTCGTCCGCTTCGGCCAGCAGGCGCTGGCTGACGCGCCCGATGCTCAAGGCGATGTTCGGTTACCCCTTCGATCAGATCGGCTGCCAGATGGCCGTTCTCAGGGTTTCCGAGCGCAACACCGTGATGACCGACATAGCCGAGCGCTTCGGCTTCAAGGCTTACCGCATCCCGCGCCTGAGAGGCCGCGAGGAGGCGGAGATCATATTCACATTCACAGATGACGACTGGCGCAACCACGCAGTCAACAGAAGGTAGACGCCATGGGGAAGCAAAAAGCTCCAAGCCCTCCGGATCCGAACAAGACGGCCGCAGCACAGACGGCAACCAATATCGGCACGGCCATCGCCAACCAGACTCTCGGCAACGTCAACCAGGTGACGCCTGACGGCAGCCTGACCTATTCCCAGACGGGCAGCACCAAGTGGACAGATCCGCTGAACGGCAAGGAATATGATCTGCCGACCTATACGGCAACGCAAACGCTTTCCCCCGAGCAGCAGGCCATCAAGAACCAGACCGACGCCGCCGAACTGAACATGGCGACGCTTGCCAGCACCCAATCGGGCAAGCTCAACACTCTATTCGGCAGCCAACTCGACATATCGAAGGCGCCGGCGGCGGGGAGCGCGAGCGCAATCGGGCTGCCACAGTACCAGAGCTTTGCGAGCGGTCCGCTGTTGCAAACCAGCCTCGGCAACTACGGCAACGTTCAAAGCTCGATCGCCGGAGCCGGTCCCATCCAGACGGGCCTTGGAAACACCGGCACCGTGCAGACGGGCCTGGCAAGCGCCGGCAACGTGCAAAACGCGATCGCGAGCGCCGGCGCTATTCAGAACCACGTCGCGGACGCCGGCAAGATCCAGACTTCGCTTGGCAATGCAGGCGACATCACCAAGTCCTATGCTTTCGATATCGACACGTCGAAATACGAACAGGCGTTGCTCGACCGGCTGAACCCGCAACTCGAGCGGGACCGGGCGGCGCTGGAAACGAAGCTCAGCAACCAGGGCCTGCAGCCGGGCTCCGAAGCCTATAACCGCGCGGTCGACGAAGCGAACCGCGCAGCAAACGACGCGCGGATAGGGGCAACCTTGAGCGCGGGCCAGGAACAGTCCCGCATTGCCGGGCTGGCGCAAAATCAGGCGATGTTCCAAAACTCCGCCCAGCAGCAGGCCTATGACCAGATGATCGGGATCGGTCAGTTCTACAATTCCGCGCAGGCGCAGCAATATGCGCAGAACGCGAACGACATGCAGATGGCCAATGCCGCCCAGGGGCAGACGTTCGGCCAGAATCAGGCGCAGCTCGAGGCCGAAAACGCCGCGCAAAATCAGACGTTCGGTCAAAACCTCGCTTCCGGCCAGTTCGCAAACGCCGCCCAGCAGCAGCTGTTCAACAATGCCCTGCAGGCAGCCCAGTTCACGAACGCGGCCCAAGAGCAGAAGTTCGGCCAGAACAAGGCGCAACTCGAAGCCGGCAACGCCGCCCAGAATCAGAAGTTCACCCAAGGGGTGGCCGCTGCCGAGTTCGGCAACAACGCCCTGCAGCAGCAATACCAGAACCAGAACACGGCGACCGCCGGCAACAACGCGCTTGCCGACCAGAGCTTCAACGCCCAGCAGGCGAAATTCAACCTGCAGAACCAGGAGAGAGCACAATATCTGAACGAGCTCTATGCCCAGCGCAACCAGCCGGTCAACGAGATTTCGGCGCTCCTGTCCGGCGCCCAGGTCGGCAGCCCGAATTTCGTGCCGACACAGGGGGCGCAAGTTCCGACGGTCGACTACGCCGGTCTCGTCAATCAAAACTACCAAAATCAGCTTAGTGCATGGCAGCAGAACAACGCCAACTCGCAAAGCCTTTTCGGCGGCTTGCTCGGCTTCGGCGGCCAACTGGCCGCGCTCTCCGACAGGCGGGCGAAGAAAGACATCGAGAAAGTCGGCGAACTCAAGGGCCAGGGCCTTTACGAGTATCGCTACAGGGGCAGGCACGACGACGGGAAGCGGCACATCGGCGTGATGGCCCAGGAAGTCGAGAAGAAGCGGCCGGACGCCGTGTCTCTCCGACCTGACGGGTTACGCCAGGTCGATTACGGCAAGCTTTTCAATGCCGGAAAGCGCAAATGACGGGCTATGGCGGTTACCAAGGCACGAAGCTCACGCGTGAGGAAATGGCAAAGCGGCTGCAGGCGCAAATCATGGGTCAAGCCCTGCCTCAGACCATCGGCGGCGGCATCGGCATGCTCGGCGCCGGCCTCGCGGCAGGGTTGGCACGGCGGAATGCAGCTTTCCCGACCGCTCCGGGCGCTGCACAGCCGTCAATAACGACGGGATTGGCCAATTTCTTCACTGGCGGACGCAACGGGGGGCTCTATTGATGGCAAAGCCGGCATTTTCTTTCCTGTTCGGGGGCAATACGCGCGAGACGCCCGAATCCATTAAGCGCAAGCGCGATCTCGCCATGGCGATCATGGGTGCATCTTCGGCTCCCAGGAATGTCGGCGAAGGCTTGAACGCTCTCGGCTCCGGCATCGCGGCAGGCATCATGAATCGCAGGGCGGACAAGGCGGAAACCGAAGGTCGGGCCGAAGCCGACGCCCTCTTCAACCGCGAGCTACAGGGTCAATTCGCCGGCAGGCTCATGGGCCAAGCCCCGGATGCCGGCGCGTTGAGCAGGCTCCCGCCCGATGTGAAGCCGTCGGCCGGCACGGCGAGCGCTGCTGATGCCGACATGAGCGGGAACGACGTCTATTCCAGTTTCATGGATAAGGTCGACGACAAAATCACCAACCCATTCGGGCTTGCCGCGGTCGCGGCCACCGGTAAGGAGGAAAGCGACTTCCTCCCGGAGAAGGTCAATCGGACGTGGAGCGACCCAAGCGAAAGCGGCAAGGCGGGCACGGCTGGCGGCATTATGTCCTGGCGCGAGAACAGGCTCGCAAAGCTTCAGGCCCATGCCGCATCCAAGGGCGAGCAGGGCAATGGCTCGCCGCAAACACAAGCCGAATTCTTCCTGGGTGAGGATCCGAACCTCATCATTGCGTTGAACAACGCCAAGAACATCGAAGAGGCGCAGGAAATCATCAATCGGGCCTGGAAATTCTCCGGCTGGAACCGTCCGGCTGGAGAAGCGGCCGAACGTCTAGCGACTGCACGTGCCTTCCTGCCCAACTTCCAAGGCCGGCAGGCGCCGCAACCGGTCGCGGGCACGTTCGGGAGGCCGTCCGCTCACCCGCAGCAGATCGCGACCGTGCCCGCGCCGACTGGCAAGCCGTCGCTGGCGGATGAGGTCGCAGCCTTCGAGCAGACGCCGGAGTACCGCGCTCAGTTCCCCGGCATGAACGACCCACAGGCGGGTCCACCAGCGCAGAACGCGCCCCAGGGCATCCCGCTTCAATTCCAGGGCTCGCGGCAACTCGCCAACGCGCAGGGTGGAATCATGCCAGCCCTCATGGGCGGCACGCCGGCCACGCCCGAGCAGATCGAACGGGCGCAGGCGATGGGTCAGCAGGCGCAGCGAGGTCCCGACCAGATGTCGCTGCTTCGGGCTCTCGGCAGCCCATTCCTGAGCGAAGAGCAGCGTGCGGTTCTCCGGATGCTCTACCAACAGCAGGTTCAGGAGCGGCAAGCCGCCCGCGAACAGTAGCTATGGATGGACGGCCAACGCTGCGAGCAGGCATCAAACAGCAACGATCCCGCTTATCGGATCGACCTCTCCCTGGCTGGAACTTGCCGCCGAACAGGCGCCGTTCTTCTACGTCAGGGAGCACGCTCTTCAACCGTCGTTTCATTTCGGACACAGCATGGCTCCCTTTCGAGGGGGCCTTTCTCAATGACAGGAGGCTACATTGCCCAGAACAGGCGGAGTCTACTCGCCCCCGGCCGGCACGAAAGGCGTGTCGAACACCACGATCCAGAGCGTGCCGTACAATGCGCTCCTGGACGATCTGACGGCGGATGCCAACGCGGCGCGGCCGGTCACGGCAGGAGGGACGGGAGCGACCTCGGCGAGCGCAGCGCGGACAAATCTCGGATTGGTGATAGGTACGAACGTGCAAGCCTACGACGCCGGCCTGCAATCGATCGCCGCGCTTGCGACTGCCGCCGACATGACGATCTACACGACGGCAGCCGATGCCTATGCGACGACAGCACTGACGCCTTTCGCGCGCATGATTCTCGACGACGCAGACGCTTCGGGGGCGCTGACGACCTTGGGCGTGTCCACTTTCGCCAAGACGATCCTGGACGATGCGGATGCGGCTACCGCCCGGACGACGCTCGGCGTGGCGATCGGAGCGGACGTGCAGGCCTACGACGCCGGCTTGCAGTCGATCTCCGGCCTGACGACCGCCACTGACCGTATGATCTACACGACGGCATCGGATGTCTATGCGACCACGGCGCTGACCCCATTTGCGCGAACGATCCTCGACGACACCAGCGCCGCCGCCGTGAAGACCACGCTCGGCCTCGCGGCAGTGGCGTCGTCCGGATCGGCCTCGGATCTCGGTTCGGGCACGATTTCCGATGCACGGCTTCCGGCCTCGATGGCGGGCAAGAATTTCTCGTCGGGCATAAGCTCCACCAATGCGGTTGCTGCCGGAAATACCGACCTGTCGAAGCATATCCAGCTCTATAGCGGTTACGGACTGACGATCACCGGCTCGACCCTGAACTATACGGTCCCGACCAACTCCTCTCATGTGTGGAACGTCAACGGAACGGAAGTCGGCCGCCTCAATTCGTCGGGCCTGACGTTGGCAATACCGCTTGCACTCGCCGAAGGCGGCACGGGGGCAACGGACGCCGCGACGGCGAGATCCAATCTCGGTGCGAACAACGCATCCAATCTCACGACCGGAACCGTTGCGAACGCCAGAATTTCCGGAGGCTATGACGGCATCACGACGCTCGGCCAGACCGGAACCCATACGATCACCACCGCCGGCGAGGCGATACGTATCGTTGGCCCGGTCTCCACCGACGATCCGTATGTGACCTTCTATAAGGGCACCGCTCGCCAAGCTTATATCCAGCACTCCGACGGCACGGGAGCATTCCAGGGCATCGTCGTTCTCAACGATGTTGCGACCGGTGGCGATACAGGCATCTGCGTCCGCAACAGCGGTGGGGTCGATGGTCTAGGTTATCGCGTCAACGGCGCCGACTATACCGTTTATCACACCGGCAACCTGGCTGCCGGCAACCTCAATTCAATCTATGGCTACACGCCGGCAAATTCTGCAAAACAGATCACCGCCGGCAACGGCCTGACCGGCGGCGGCACGCTTGCCGCAGATCGCACGCTGACGCTCGGCACGCCCGGCGACATTACCAACTCGACGACAAACTCCGTCACGTCTACCAGCCACACCCATGCCCTCGGGTTTACTGCGGCGGAGGTTTATACTGGAACTGGTGCCAACGATACGAGCTTTCCGCTCGGCCACATTGTGGCACTGGGTAACGACGCCAACATTGCGCGGAATGCCGCCGGTACCCCTACGCTCCACAATTCGATCAACAGGTACTACGTCCCGTCGACCCACCCGAACGCCGGAGCAGCATTGGCGGGGACCTGGCGCTCTCGAGGGGTAGTCAATGGCAACGGCGAGTACAACATCATGCAAAGGGTCGCTTAAAATGGAAAAATCTGTTTTCGAGGTCGTCACCGTCCACAAGGTTACTGATACGGCGGCCCCTGGCGTCTACGATCTCGATCTCACGTTGAAATTTAACGGCGTGGAGGAGCGTTTCGAACACTACGTCTCCACGCCTGACGACTCGATCGGTGCGAACCCAGCGATCCGCATGTGGATCAAGCAGCATCCGCACTTCCCGGTTCAGAGCTATGTACCGCCGACGACAGAGCAAATCCGTGCGTCGCTTCCGTTACTGACCACCCGTCAGTTTCGTCTAGGCCTCGTCAAAAACGGCTTTACTCCGGCTCAAGTCGCGGCCGCTATTGAAACAATGCAGGAAGGTCCTGAGAAGGAGGTTGCCAAAATTGAGTGGGAATACGCCACCACATTCAACCGCACGCATCCGATGATCGGCGCCATTGCCGCCGCGCTCGGACTCTCCGGCGACCAGATTGACGCGATGTGGTCCACATCTGCCGACCTCTAGACTGTCCCATTAACGATCGACAGAGTGAACGCAAATCGGCAAAGAAAAGAAAGAATCGCGGTGAAATGAATTAGAAAACCCAGAAAAGCTTGTATCGAGTCTTTCGTCGCGCATCGTTCCAACACATCCTAAAGAATTTCATCCGTGTCGACCAGCTGACATCTGGAAGCTTTTTCACCAGATCGTAGCAACCTTTGGTATATTTCAGCCTCTGCGTTAGTCGATCTCGAAAACTTTTGGCTCCATAACGCGCCTCAGATCCAGATCCCTCTGTAAAATCCAGTGTCGGCCCATCCACGTAGGCTACCAGATCGAGGACGACAAGCTCTGACACGACGTAGGATGCGAAACACCACGGATTTCCAAGTTCGAACCAGCGTGACATGAGCATTTCCTTTGCGCCGGCTCTGTACAGACCGTAGATCCACTCAGCGGGGAAGGTGAGGTTTCTTGGAACCTGACCGGCCACATACTTCCCGGTGAAATTGAAAGCCGAGTCGTTCGGGGCTTTGATTCTGCTCCCGCTTGGCCCCACCAGCTTTGTCGGGCATGCGGCCAGAAGCTTTTCCGGGTTGGCGTCAAGTGCTTCCACCAGGCGGGCCAAAAAATCCGGCGATGAATGGTCATCGCATGCACGCAGGCAAAAATATTCGCCACGTTCTGCGCCGAGCTGCACTGCTCTTGCGAAGTTATCAATCGCGCTCACATGCTCTGCGCATTTGACGACGGAGAAGCGATCATCAGACCGGCAAAATTGTTCCGCTATGTCGACCGTCCTATCCGTCGATCTGTTGTCGAGAATGATTGCTTCGAAGCCATCGAACGTCTGTTCGGCAATGCACTGTAGACTGCTGGTGAGCGTCTTTTCGCCATTGTAGACGGGGAAAACGACGACGACCTTCGGTTTGGGCACTGATTGTATCTCTATCGTTGAATTTGCGTTGCACATATCCAATGGCGCGACGATCCGCAACGGGCGCTCGACGGGAGTCAGAGCGGCAAGCGGCTTCTCCAGCCGCAGCAGGTTCGCAACGGAATAGCCGTCCTGTCTGCGCAGTACGACCTGCAATTCTCAGCAGAAAGGTAATCCATGACCAAAACCGTGCCTCAAGGCGCGGCGATGCTGCTTGACTTCATCCGAGAGGCGGAAGTCGGCAGCAAGGGCCGCGCATCTTACGACGTGATCTACGGACACAACCAGGGGAAGCTCACAAAGCCGCTTACGGACATGACGATCGCCGAGGTGATCCGTGCGCAGAAGGTATGGGCGAGGGCGCATGGATCGAGTGCGGCGGGGGGCTATCAGTTTATGCGGGCAACGCTCACCGGGCTTTTGAAGGAAATCGCGGGACTGCGCGAAGATCAGCGGTTCGATCCCGCGCTTCAGGACCGGCTCGCCCTTCACCTTCTGAACCGCCGCGGTTTCACGGGCTTTGTCTCCGGCGAAATCGGCTCTGTTGAATTTGCGAGGCGGTTGGCGATGGAATGGGCGTCCCTGCCGGTTCTCGCCGAAGGCCAGGGTGACCGGCAGCGGATAAGGCGCGGACAGTCCTATTATGCCGGCGATGGGCTCAACAGGGCGCTGGTGAGGCCGGAAAAGCTGGAGGCCGTGCTTCGCGCGGTGATGGCAGCCAGCCCACGAGAGGATGAGGCGGACCGCGCGGGCGAGGAGGCGGCGCTTGTGGTTCCGGCTCGTCCGCGCAGGCCGGTTTCCCGGTCCGGCCGCTTCTGGAGCTGGCTGCTGACGGCCGGCGGAACCGTCGTCACCGCGCTGAAGGAGTTGAACCTCGTCGCGCTGGATTGGCGGGTGCAGCTTGCGATCCTCGTCACAATCGTCGGCTTTGCCGTTTACGCCATCTGGACGATGCCGGCGGTCCGCGACGCCTTGGGTTTCAAACAATGACGTTTCCGTGGAGCAACCTGGTCATCGGTGCCCTGATCCTGGCCGGAATTTCCTGGGCCATACTCGAAATGCGTTCGAACGCCGCGCAGGCGGTCCGCAATTCAATCGAAAGGCAGAACAATGAAGCAGCAAAAAGCGCTGACGCGAAGCGCTATGACTATGACGTCTGTTCTTCTTCTGGCGGGCTGTGGAACTTCGGGACCGGCCGATGTGAGCGGCCTTCGCAGCATCGTGGGAACTGAGCTTGCCGGTGCACGCGGCGCGACCCAGGCCGACCAGCGCAAGATCGACCGCACGGTGGTCGGCCTCTGCGCCGCAACCGTCTGGACGCTGGCCGAATGCGCGAAACACGGGGAGGGCGGAAATGATTGATGCCGGCGTTCACCAGCAGCTCGGCACCTTGGTGGCCGAGGTGAAGAACCTGCGGGAAGACCTGCGCCGATCGGAGGACAGATCGGATGCGGGCCGCGCAACCATGACGCGCCGGATGGACGAGTTGGTCGAGCGCATGCGGACGCTCGAGGGCTCGATGATGCTCGTCAAGGACGATATTGCCGCGATGAAGCCGGTGACCGAGGATGTGCGCAAATGGAAGCTGATGGGGATGGGCGCTCTCGGCGTTATCGGAATCGGCGGGGCGGCCCTCGGCGTGACCTTTGCCGATGTCGCCAAACGCGTGCTGATGATGACGAAGACAGGGTAGAGGGAGTTTCTTTCTGCGTATGTTTTCCGGAGGTGCTCCAGCGCAGGAACGAAGTCCAAGTCAGTCGTCGTCGAAGAGTGGAAAGTCGCGGTAGCGGCGGCTTACCAATCGCAACGACCGGTCCGGTTCTATGACATAGGTTTCGTAGACCCGGCGGCCGAACTGGTCGATGAACTGATGCGGCACAATGCTGCCGACCGGAGCCTTGGTAAGCCTGGTGCGTGGCTGGCCCCCGTAGGTGATGCTGCCGGGAATCGGCTCCAAATAGGGCGAATAGCCCATCGAGGTCGCCTCGCAGCCGGTCAGAAGTGTGAGCACGCACAGGACAGGAAGAACGTATTTCAT